CGTGTATGTTCAGCCTCGTACTGGTCTCGCTGGTGTTTCTCTTCTCGATGTAGCCAAACGTCATAACAAGAAGGTGAAGTTGTTCATGCCTTCTTCACAAACAATCTCTCATCATCAGGCATGTTGCATCGAGCAGGGGGCAGATGCCTCGTTCCATCGTATCGCTGCGATGCCAAACCTAAACCTGATCGCCAAACTTTGGGCAGATTCTCAAGACGATGCCTTCTTCGTTCCGCTCGGTCTAAAACACGAACTCGTCACTGCTGGTATCGTGAAAGCTGCATCGAAGATCGAAGCACCTGACGAGGTGTACGTAGCCATCTCAACGGGTGTTCTGTCACGTGCAATGCAAATCGCATGGCCAAATGCCAAGTTCCATTCGGTTGCAGTGTCTCGTAACCTCAAAGCTGGCGAACTCGGTCGAGCTGAAGTCATCTCTGAGCCGATGCCATTTCAACAGAGCGAGAAGCCAGAAAACCTTCCACCATTCCCTTGCATCGATACTTACGACGGTAAGGTTTGGAAATACATTCCAAAAAATACTGGTAAGAACATCTTGTTCTGGAATGTCGGCAAAGAGCCAGTACTCAATGATCCTACAATATACGATCGCGTAAATAGTTACCGCGATTGGCCAAAAAATGATGTACAATATAGAACACTTGATATATAAGGGATAATATGAAAACTCTTATTACATCTCCATTCACACCCGTATCTTCTAACATCCATTCGCATCGAGCTGCACAAGCTGCCATCTATGCAGAACAAATTTCTGTAGAGAATGGTGGGTTGGTTCATCTCGATCGAACTGGTAATATTCATGATGATATCAATTCGTTTGATAGCATCTATGTGTATCATGGAAACGATTGGTTCGGTTCTTTGAACCTTTTCGGTGGTATGAAAAATTACGGGAACATCGACAACCTAATTCGATTCTCCAAAATTGAAAAAACCAAAAAAGTCTATTCCCTTTGGATCGATCATCCAAAGTACAGCGAGATGCTCGAGCCTCGCCTGAACGGTGAAATCCATCCTGACTGGCATAAGGTCGACTGGGAAAACCTGAAGTATATCGAAAACAATGCCATCACAATTCGAGAGATCGAGATCGTAAATCGTGCAGTGGCTGGTGACAGTCATGCCATCTGTATGTATCGTCCCGGTTGGTTCGTCAACTCGGTTCCTTTCAAGACTCTGCACGGTGCACTCAAAGAAGGTCTACAAACTTTCATTCAGCCTCATCATGAGATTGCTGAATTTTATTTTGGTAACATCGACGTGCGTCACCATCTCTGTCGTCAGCCTGATCCTGAAATGGCTACTCGAGATTTGGCGAATAGATACTATACACAACTGAGTCAACTCGATCTTGCCAAGGTCTATGCATACGAGTTGCTTCCTATCGAGCACGAATCCCGAGTCCTTCCAAAGACTGGATACTATAAAGGTACTCCGTTTTATGGTTCATGGGAAGATCGCAACAGATGTCGCCTGATCTTCAAAGACGAGATGAGAAAGCTGTGTGCTCGAGGCAGTGTCAACTTCATCGAGTGGGTTGATCCACTTCTCAATGACAGAGGTGAGCTCGACTTTGAATGTATGGAAAAGCCAAAGTCTGTGCATCTCTCACGTAATTCATATCCGCACTGGCAAGGTCGTAAATGGAGCGGCCTGTCAGAAAATAAACCTGCAACTCTTGAGGACTTTTTTACATAATGAGCAAAGATAATTTTATTCCCGGTTTACCAACGAAGCATCTCATTGATTATAAATACAACGAAGGCGAATCTCTGAAGGAGATCCAGTCTTACATCGATGCTACTTACGATCAGCATTATTCCCGAAATAAATTTCAAGCAACAGAATTCATCATTGATGCTGGTCATGGAACTGGTTTCAATATCGGGAATATGATGAAATACACGCAACGATACGGTCGCAAAGGCGATCCTGCCGAATGGCGGAAAGATCTCATGAAGGTCATCCACTATGCAATTATGCAACTCCACGTCCATGACACTGAATATAAGGATTAATTATGGGTATTGAAATTAATGTTCCAATGGAAGAGCTACGCAAGCGCAAGCTCTTTATTGCCGCACCAATGTATGGCGGCCAATGCGCAGGTATGTTTACACGTTCGATCGCAGATCTCTCAGCACTCTGCACACACTATGGAATCCAAGTCAGATTCTACTTCCTCTTCAATGAATCACTGATTACTCGAGCACGTAACTACTGTGCCGACGAGTTCATGCGTTCAGGTGATACTCACTTGATGTTCATCGACTCGGACATTGGATTCAACCCTAACGACGTAATCGCTCTGCTCGCACTACAGAATCCAGATCATACACAAGACAACTACGATATCATCGCTGGTCCATATCCGAAGAAGTGCATCAGCTGGGAAAAGATCAAGCTCGCTGTCGATAAGGGTATGGCTGACGAGAATCCAAACGATCTTGAAAAGTTTGTCGGCGACTACGTCTTCAATCCGACCGGTGAAACTCGCGAAATTCCTCTCGGTCAACCAGTCGAAGTGCTCGAATCTGGTACAGGTTTTATGATGATTCGCCGTAACACTTTCGAGAAATTCCAAGAAGCATATCCTCAGCAGTTCTACAAGCCAGATCACGTTCGCACAGAACACTTTGATGGCAGTCGCGAGATCATGGCTTACTTCGATACGCCTATCGATCATAAGCGTACGAATATCAATGCCGAGCTTGAAGAATATTTGAAAAAGAATCCAAAAGCAAAAGCGAAAGATATTGTAGACTTTGTGAAAGATCCGAACAATGGTTTGATCAAAGATTACTCGAAGCGCTATCTCTCTGAGGACTATATGTTCTGTCAGTGGGTTCGCAACGCTGGTATGCATGTATGGCTATGCCCGTGGATGGAACTGAAGCACGTTGGTTCGTATGTATTCGGTGGTTCTCTACCAGATATTGCACGTATCGGTGCTGCAGCAACTGCAGATCCTTCTGCACTTGGTAAAAACAAATAAGTGTACAATTAATACAAACCTTGGTATATTGAATATTCCGAACATATGGAGATTTATTATGAAATTAGATAATGATACGTTGCAAGTACTCAAGAACTTCTCGGCTATTAACAAGAACATTATGTTCAAGCCTGGAAATGTGATTCGTACTATTTCGAGTACAAAATCTGTTCTTGCGAAAGCAACAATTAAACAAGAATTCGACAAGGGTTTTGCCGTATACGACCTCTCACGGTTTATCGGTACTCTTTCCTTGTTTAATGATCCTGAGATTGAAATCAAGGATTCGTACGTCGAACTCATCGAAGGCAACAACAAGTTTCAGTACGCTGTCACTGATCCTTCGCTGATCATCGTTCCGCCAGATCGTGAGATTGAATTGCCGAATCCTGAAGTCAACTGCTTGATTTCTGAAGAAACACTCAATCGAGTGATGAAGGCTCTGGCAGTTTCTCAGCTTCCTCATATCGCCATCGTCGGTAAGAACGGCAAGATCTTGCTTCAGGCAATTGATGCTGAAGGCAAGACGAACGACACTTACAGTGTTGAGGTTGGTGAAACTGAAGCTCGCTTCCGCATGGTATTCCGTTCGGATTGTATGAAGTTGATTCCAGGTTCTTATGACGTATCGATCTCTTCGAAGGGCCTCAGCCACTGGAAGGGTGCAACAGTAGAATATTGGATTGCTGTTGAATCCAACTCCTCGTTCGAGGCTTAATTGTGAATGCTGGTCACTAAGCCAGAGTCCGTGGATTTACGAACATCGCGACGGACACCTTTTTTGTGACGGAGATATATTATGCTTGAAGATTTTTTGTGGGTCGAGAAGTATCGCCCGAAGACCGTGTCCGACACTATCCTGACTGACGAACTCAAGAAGACATTTCAACAGTTCGTAGATCAGAAGAACATTCCTAATCTCATTCTCTCTGGAACCGCAGGCGTTGGTAAGACGACTGTGGCTAAAGCCATGTGTGAAGAGCTTGGATGTGACTACATCGTTATCAACGGCTCGATGAATGGTAACATCGACATGCTGCGTAACGACATCTCTCAGTTTGCTAGCTCTGTGTCTCTGATGGGTGGCAGAAAGATGGTCATCCTCGATGAGGCCGACTATCTGAATCCACAGTCCACTCAGCCAGCTCTACGTAACTTTATGGAGGAATTCAGTGCAAACTGTGGATTCATTCTTACTTGTAATTTTGTCGATCGGATTATTGAGCCGCTCCATTCTCGATGCTCGGTTATCAAATTTAAGATTCCTAAGTCAGAACTCCCATCTCTTGCCAAACAATTTATGCAAAGAGTATGTGGAATCCTCGAGACTGAATCGGTTTCTTATGAAAAAGCGGTCGTTGCTGAAGTCATCAAGACACACTTTCCAGATTGGCGCCGTGTTATTAACGAGCTCCAACGCTATAGCGCTACTGGCGGCATTGACACTGGGATTCTTAGGAATTTCTCGGATTCTGCTCTCGCTAAGCTGATCGGTTACATGAAGGATAAGAACTTCACAGCCGTTCGTAAGTGGCTTGGAGAGTCTGACATTGAACCTACTGAATTCTTCCGTGCCTTCTTCGATAAGGCCGAAGATCATATTGGTAAGGGTAGCATGCCTCAGTTGGTGTTACACCTCGCAAAATACCAGTATCAAAATGCATTCGCTGCGGATCCTGAGATCAACCTCATGGCATGTCTGACCGAGATCATGGCCGACTGCGAGTTTTTGTGATCTGGAAAAAGAAAACCTGCCCAGTCTGTGAGGATAAGTATCCTAAGACTGCTCAATTTCATGAGCTCCGTTTAGAAACTTTAGACGGAATTCTTGAACTTGAGATATGTGAAAAATGTGCAGACTTCCT